TGAACTTTTGTGCTGAAAAAATTCTAAATTGGTCTGTTAATAGAGCTGCCATTTTCTAGTGACTATTTGTCCTCCTGTTTATTTATGCCTATTTTGATCGAACTATTGTAGAATATTCGATACTCTTAATTCTATAAGATGCACCGCCATTTCCATTGATGAGTTCTCCACCTAAAACTGCCTGTGCAGAAGCGTTAGCACCAGTAGTATCACTGGCATTATTGGTGAATGTGACTGTAGGATGTAAGGCATATGTTCCATCTACAGTTTGTGGAATACCATATCCACCATTGTTTATAGTAATTGACGCAACTTGGTCTCCTGCAGCAGTCATGACTACCGTACCAGTTGCTTGTATATCACCTGTGTTTTCTATTGCTACAGTAGGAACTGCAGTATAGTTAGTACCAGGATTTGTAATCACAAAGTCTACGATAGTACTATTTTGTGAAAACTCATAAAGATAACCCGCAATACCAACATTTATATTATTAGTATTGAAAGGTATAACATCTTTAACTGTTAATACACCTGTTGAAGGTATCCAAGAAACAACAGTTGCTTGTACACCAGATACAGAACCACTAACTATCTCGTTAGTAGAGAAGTTCTGACCATTACCAGTTGTTTGATCTAATGTTATATTGATCAATGCAGTGTGCTCAACACCTTCTGATAATCCACCTGCTGCAGTGATTGTTGCAAACTTAAATGGTATTGTACCATCCTTAATGTTATCACCAACTTGGAATAGAGTTGTGTTAGTACCACCCTGTGTTTCTTCAATACCATAAAGTGAATTGTATATACCACCATCAAGTGCAATTTGATTTGCATATGTGGTATTGGCATTACTCAAATCTGGAATACCGTCAGGTGCACCAGTTGGTATAATATCTTCAAAAGATCTGTCTGCTAATACAGATAAAGGTTCAGTCAATAGATTAATAGACGAACCTGGTGTTTGAAGAATTACATGTGGTAATACTCCTGCAGCAGAACTATCTGCAACACCACCATCAAATTGTACAATAGCATCCTCAGTCGCTGCTCTACCACCATCAATAAATGCTAGTTCATCAACTTCAAATGTTACGAGTAATTCTCTTGTACCAGGATCCCAGTCATATACCTTAGCAACTTTATTATTTTGGTTTTCAACCTTTCTAATAACTCTATCACCTACATTAAATTTGTAAGTTGATATACCATCAGAATCATTTTGTCCTGCATCTAATATAACTCTCTGATCATAATTAAAGTTTACACCACGAGTTAGACCAGTAAATCTACCTGCAGATTTAGAAGTATAACTTATTGTCTCTCTATTAAGAATAATAGATCCAGAACCAGGATATGCATCAGTAGAGTCAACATATATGTTTCCATCATCAGCAGTGACACTCTTGACTAATCCAGTTAGATAGATTGCAGTTGAGTTAAATGCCTGTCTTGCTCTTGTCTTACGTTTTAATTGTACTAATTTTGTAAAGATAACATTAGGAGCTGAAGTGTATCCTGTGCCTGTTTCGGTAATAGTAATATCTGTAATAACACCTTGATCAATCGTTGCTTCTGCCTTTGCACCGATACCTCCACCACCAGTGATAAGAATATAAGGAGGTTCTTGATAAAACTCACCTGGATTTACAATATTGATATTTGTGACTTTTCCTAAGATGTCTATTTCAGCAGCACCCTGTGCACCTTGTCCACCACCACCTTCAAAGATAAGTGTTGGGGGAGTAGCATAGTTTCTACCTGCATTTAGTAGTGATAAACCTGTGACTGTTTGAACTATAGGACTACCTGTAGCACCAGTTCCTTGACCACCTAGTATTCTTGCTTTTGCAGGACCGAAATAATTATCTCCAAATTTTGTCATCTTGATATAATCAATTTGACCAGGATTAGTTGTACTTAAGATAACATCACCTTCAGCTCCTTCTGGAAAATCAATTGCTAATGGAGGAAGTGAATCACCTTCAAATATGGGTGCACCATAATATTTTGGACCTATAGCATATGGATACTGAGGAGCACCTGTAGAATCCTCAGTCATATAATATGCATAAGTTCCATTAGGATATTCTGGTGTTGTAGAAAATCTACCATTGTATTCATCTAAAGTTCCTACAACTGCTAGATATTTCCAATTACTTACAGTACCACTTGTATGTGTAGGTGCACTACCACCCGAACTTATTGATGTAGTTGCTTCGTAGATATATCCTGCGTTTCTTACAGTGTTATATTGAACATAACTTGATGTGCTTGACCATGCATCAGACTGGTCGAAGATATAATCATTAACAAGATCTCCTAATTTATAACCTCTATTAACTAATCTTAATCCTGCTCCTGCTTGAACATAAGCAAAGAGATATAAAATACCTGGTGCATCTACAGGAACTGTAAAACGAAGTTCTCTTTGTGTTGTAGCACCATTAAATAAACTTACCCAAGTTTGATATGGTCTCTGTACACCATCAATCCAATACTCTACACCTTGACCAGTATAAAGATAATTTGTATCTCCAACTAAACCTGCATGCCATCCATCATCTGTGGTAGATATAAAAATATGATTGGATGGAGTATTTGAAGAATCTAATTGATTAAAGATATATGTTTTTCCTCTATCTAAAGTTAAAAATGTAGCAGATGCTCCGTCAAATAAAAATTTATTATTAGACATTGTCACATTATATGTGACACTACCAGCTGTAGTGACTAATGGTCTAGCACCTTGTAATTCTGGAACAGTTCTAAGTCTATAACCTGATTTTTCTCTTGCAATAGTATTACCAATCTTTCCATAAGGTCCGTAGATAGGATAACCATCAAATGACATACCTAAGATTCTAGAATGTCCATTTGCATATCTTGAGTAATCTAATGTTCCTGCAGCAGCAGTTCCAAAGAAACCCTCGACATAATAGTTGTTCATATTTACTTCATCTTCTTCCTCAGCAGAGGTATCAAGAATCATATAACCTTCATCACCTGCATATCCAGACATATATCTGTGATTAGCACAATAATAATATATTTTGTTAGTCTCATCCGCATTCATTATGAATATCGGTTGGAATGAATTTTCATAATCTGCAGCGTACGCACTAGAAGAACCTGTGCTATTGTAATATAAAGTACCACCATTCAATGTGCCATCTGCAGTCGTAGAGAATCTCATGGGATGTGCACCAGAACCATGATCATGCTGATTCGACATATCAGACTGATCCCATATAATTACATAATTCTTTTGTACTTTAATATTTTCTGGAGCGAAGTAATATACACCTGGTGTAAACGCACCAAACTCATGTGCCTCTGCACCAAAATCAATATAGAAAATACCATTTGGGAATGTTATAGGTGCACCATTTATTTTAAATGAGAATCCATTTGATCCTAGACATAGATCGTCTTGTGAAAATGCATCACCTGTAAGACTTCTTAGATATATCCTAGTTACAACATTCTGATCATTTTTAACTATCTTTGAAATTATACCTCTACCTGTGCCACTAACTTCATCAACAATTCTACCAACTTCTACTTGTCCTAATGTTTCATCTACATTAGTGACATTGAACATCACATTATCAAATTCTACCTTAACTTTCCATGTGAATAATTCTTGATTACCCCACTCAAATACACCATTAGCATCATCAAACTCATCTACAGTTTTACTTGACTGATAATAATGAACGTTGTTATCTAATATAGTATCATTTGCACTGGTATTTTTTACATAATCATACTTAACTGTATCAATACCAAAGTTTATAGGTGCACCACCTGCTTGTCCCCATTCTGGTGTATGTAAAAGACCACCATTTGCTAATATACCTAGTGCTTTATTTTTTTGAAACTCTCTAGTACCAGGATTTGGAACATCTTTACCGCCTCTAAAAATAAAGGTTTGATTGAAATTTCTATCTACAATATCTCCTGAACCGCCAGGTTGCCTTTCATTGGCATAAACTTGTGATGGCTTAGGATGATTGTCTGATACTATGGTCAGTCTATCTGTTAATCTAGCAGGAGTTCCTGTAGTACCAAAAACTGCAGTGGTAGAACTATTTGGATGAGACTGAAATATTCTTGTAAAATTAAAAGAATTTACAACATTAGGAGTCTCTTGTTCAGGAATAATTTGTAATCTTAAAGGATCATATCCCAAACCTCTGTCAAGAACACGAACATGAATAATCTGTCCTGAGTCTTCATCTATTATTGGATATAGTATTGCTTCTCGTGTTGGAGTTCCACAACCAGTCACAGTGAGTCGTGGTGGGTCTGCCTGTGTATATCCAGATCCACCATTTACAACTCTTACCGCACGTACACCAAATACCTCGTCAAAAATAGGTTCAATGTCGGCACCAGTACCAGGAACAGTTCTTGGCATTATTGTACAACGTTAATAGTTCCTTGCATCGCAGCATGGAGGGTACACTGATAATACAGCGTTGCAGGAGCGTCGAAAGGAACAGTCCAATATAATACAGTAGTTCCACTACCAGATTGACCTGCAGTGTATGGAGTTCCAGTCAATCCTTGAGATGACTGAATTCTAAATGGGTGTCCACCACCTTCAACACTATTATCAAATGCATAAGTAAAACCTCTATGTACATATAGAGTTGGGTCGCGAACTTCACCATCAAGTCCTGGTCCAGATATTAAGAAATCAGTACTTGCATCTTCTACAGGTGCACCTATTTCATACCAAATAATAGGACTTCTTGTGACTACCCATGAAGTTCCGTTATAGAATAACGAATCACCTTGGGTAATTCCTGAAGTGTTAGTATCAGTCAAAGCAGCTAGTGTGGTAGTTAAAGTACCAGAGAAGTTGACTGTAAGTGTATCTCCTACGACTGCAGTGGTAATATTTGTACCACCTGCAATGGTTAATGTATCGGTAGCAGAGTTTGCGGTTGTGCTACCTGAATCACCTGTGAATGTTTGAAATAAGTTAACAGAACTAACACCTGCGTTATCATCAGCAGGAACCCAGTTAGTTCCATTCCATTTTAGAGTTTGGTTTAAGTTTGGTGCAGTGGTTGTGACATCAACGTTTGCAAGAGCATCTATACTCGAATATTCTGTTAAAAGTTTTGCTCTTGTATCTCCTACACCACCTGCAGTTATATTAATGTTTACGTATGGATTATCGTCACCATCTACTGTGAAAAAATATCCTCCATATGATGCTGCAGCAGGAGCAGCAGCAAGAGAGGCATATTCGTTTTTATATTTTACTGTCGTCGGAAAGTTAATAGATCCATCAGTGCCAGAGAAAGTGCTAGTAATGGAACCAACACCCAAAGTAAAATCACCAGTTCCGTTGGGAGCGATGTTAATATTTCCATTAGACGAGGAGATGATAGAGTTTCCATTGACATCTAGGGCAGCTGTAAGGTTTGTATAATCCGAAGGAAGGAATGTAGAACCATTATAACGTAAAACTTGTCCTGCAGCAGGGTTTGTGACACTAACTGTAAGAGTTGAACCATTACCCAATGCAGAGTAAATTTCATCAAAGTTATCGTTTATCTTGTCACCACCAGCTCTCAGGGTATCCCCTGTGTTATCATTTGCTACTGTACCAAGACCTAGTGCTTGTTTTGCCATCTTCCTCTAAGATTTTTGCTATTAGTTATTTATGTGATTATCTCAGGGTCTACTACTTCTTCACCATATTGACTTAAATCTGGTGCAGTCCAGTCATCTGGAACAACAGTTTCCACTGCGATATCAGGATTTTGGTATCCAGAACCTTGATTACTCATTGTCACTCCACCAACACCAACCAATGCTCTAATATTACCTTCAAAACCAGAGATAGAGTCAACACGAACTGTAGGTCTAGAAGTATATCCAGAACCACCACCAGTGACTTGAACATTATCAATGAATCCAGTTGTTAATGCAGCAGTTGCGGTCGCATCTTGACCAAATACAGATCCAAGATAATCAAATGTGATTAGTGAGTTAGAAGATTCAATAACAGCAACTGTTCTGTCTTCAGTCTCACCCTGTATTCTGATATTATCACCAGGTTCTACAGGAGGTACAATCTCAGCAGCGTCTACGTCTGCTTCAGAACCAACGTATGAGAACGCAACAAATGTAGATCCTACACGAGGTATCTCTGAGAAGATGATTCTTGAACCAACAATCTCAAATCCAATGCCAGGTTCCTGTATAACACCATTCAATGAACAGATGATATTGTTCTCAGGTCTAATTGATGATGATTGTACACCATCAGTCAATGTCAATGAGTAGAATACATCATTACGTTTCAAGTTGAATGACTGACGTAATGAATCAAACTCGAATGATATATCATCTAACTGTCTAAGTTTACCAACATAGAATCCTGTAAATGATGCTCCTAAATCAGGTGCCTCAGTAAACTGAATCTGGTTAGAGAACGCAGTGTATGCGTTTGTAGCACCTGGTGGTTGTAGAATACCATTAATGAATATTAGTAGATGTCCTGCAGGATCTGGTAGATAACTTGTACCATTATTCTGAGATAGATTAAAGGTTGTTTGTACACCATCAAATCCTTTGAATGATCTCTTAACACGTGCCTTAAGATCACCCTTAGCAGAAACTGCTGCCTTATAATTATCAATACTCTTGATAGCATCATTAACATCAAATGTTCCTACAACATCACTTAAGTATGCTCTCTTAAGAGTACCAACAGTCTTAATATCTTGAACTGTTGCTGTTGCTTGCCCTGCAGTTACCACCTTAGTTGTTATAGTTGCATAACCTTGTGGGAAACTTTGTACACCATAATCACCAATAGCATCACCGTTAGTTAATGTTCCTTGGAACTCTTGTGCGTAGATATAATTATTTGCAATATCTACACCAGTAATTATTGCATAAGTATTCAAATCTTGAACACCAGATACAATCTTATAAAGTCTATTTCCGACTGTAAATGTTGCAAGGTTGGATATAATACTAATACCAAATCTTATATTTCCAGTAGATGCGATCTTAGCACCAACCTTAAGTTCTAAACCATCATACTTAATAACATCAAGGAATTCTCTAGAACTCTCAGGATAAACAACAGAGTTAACTTCAAACGATCCTGTTAGTGTTGCAGTATCAACAGTCAACGTACCACCAGTATTATCTGTCACGGCAGCTTCATTCTTCAAGAATGATCCTGCAGGTTGTGCAGTATTTCCAGATGTATAACCTTTGAACGGTATATTATCGGTAAATGTACCTAGTAAATCAATAACATGTATGCGATTTTCGATTGCACTTATCTGAGCAGTTGTAGAGTTATTTGCACCAACAACATTATCAGTAATTGCCCAAGGACCTGCAGTTACCTTAACATCAAGATACTTATAGTTTTCATCCTCGAAGAATCCGTAAACAACACCAGTGACAGAAGCATTACCTTGTTTCTGTACAGTCTCATTCATAGTATAAGGACCATCTGTTATATCACCGTCAATTCTAAATCTTTGATATACCTGAACAACTTTACCTGAGTTTTCTGATATAGATTCAATTTCACCATACACATTACTCAATAAACCATATGCATAATCAGCATTGTTTATTCCACCACCTAAACCAACAGGAAGACTTCTTACACCATATGTCTTAGTAGGAACTGTAATACCATTCTGAGATGTAATCTGAGTATAGTATGTGCCAGTCTTAATCTGATTTCTAATAATATCAATGTTAGATCTTATAATTCTACTCATTGACTTCACATTATAATTCGCAGCTTCAGTTGAATCATAGAATGAATAGAATCCTGCGTTTGGAGAAGGTGAAGTTAAAGTATTATCAAGTGCTTGCTGCATATATGTTTGAAGTGCATTCAATGCATATTGTTTGATGTTATACTCATCGTCAGAGAAGAATAATGTACCATCTCCAGAAAGATATGGATCAAGTGCACCCTTAGTAAGTTTAACACCCCAAACGTAAATACCGTCTGTACCATTACCTGCGTATGACTGAGCACCACTAGCATTATTGATAATAATCTTATTCTGTAAGGTTGAGAAACCAAAGGAGAATGTAGTTGTAATAAATGCTCTATACCAACCATTACCAAGAGGAACTACACCAGCTGCCTCATTAACCATACCACCTTGAGGTGTAAATACAGAACCAATAGTTCCTGTGGTCAAGTTAAGATCAAAGAAGATTCTTTGTACAGCAGATGTTCCCTCATCAAGTGACATTTGGAAACGAACTGATGTATATCCACCTGCCTTAATAAATGCTGAGAATGTAAATGTCTGAGATGCAGTTAATGTGACAGCACCTTCGTCAAATCTCTGATTAGTTGCGTCAAACTTAATTGAACCATCATCAAATGTATCAAACGCATTAAGGTTGAAATCTCTATTAAGTGTATGAAGTGCATTATTAGTGCTTGGTACAATTTTCTCAGATGTGATTGTAAGATCAGGAGCAGCAATTACATTGTTTTGAACAGTTGCTTCTGTTGTAGTCCAATCAGTTGCTATTGCTTCTGGATTACTGAATAAGTTTACACCTGCAACCTGACCAGTAATATTAGATGTTAAAGTTCTAGCATGTGCAATAGTTTGTACGTTTGTTGGTTTGTTATACCAATCATATCCAGAACCAACTGCATTAACTACAGCAACTACTTTACTTGTTCTACCAACAAGAGTATTACCATTTGCCCATGTTGTTCCAACAAAAGGTCCTACAACTAAGAAAGTTGTATCTTCATCCCATTCTAATACTTCTGCATATGCACCATTACTTGAATGAACTACTTCACCAACTGTGAAATTACCTATAACACTTGTGAGTGTTATCTCGTACGCAGTTGACTTATCTGTAAGATCAGTTGCAATGATATCATGTACTAAATCATCTGTAATATTTGTAATAAAGTCATCATATACCCATGAACCTGAACCAAACTGTGCATTTACTTGGTTTGTAATCTCTTCTTTATAGTAGTTGTAGTTAAAGAGAATATGTTTAGCAGCACTTCTACCTGTAAGTTTAGCAGGTCCTAAGAAGTCAACTGCTATTTGAACCAATTCTTTAAATCTAGTAATTACAGTAGCAATATTGGTTGGTGATTCTGTATCTCTATATGCAGTCTCATCAGTTTTTAGTGCAGCATAATCAGGTAGAGTAAATCCACTATTGAAATCATATAATCTATTATTCAATGCAAATTCACCTATTACTCCAATCTGTTCTATAGAGAATATAAATGCTCCTAATTCTTCTTCTACATCTATTATTTGTTTATTAGCATCTATGAAAGTTTCCATAGCCTGTATAGTACTATTAGTACCACCAGTTTGTAAGTCAGATATCATTCCCTGAATAATATCAACTAAATTATTTTGACGTACAACTTCAGTATTACCAGTACCAGGATATGAAAATGCTTGATACTGAATAGTGTTTAATGTATAATTAAATTCATCTGTTGTAAGACCAGTTGCTTCTTCAGCAATGTATTGTCTGTTAAAGTATAATCTATCTCCACCAATAGCGAAATCGTTATTGGTAGGTGCAATCATGTTATTGATCGTCGTGATAAGATTGTCAACCTCAGTCTTAACACCATCAAAATAAGTAGAAACATTATTACCGACAGTATCCCAATCGCCTGTAATAATATCATCTGTGTTGTCATAGGTTAAATCTCCTGTAATTGCTTCTTTAATGTAAACTGCAAGACGATCATGTGAATAAATTGTTTGAATAACTTGTAAACGGATACGTCTTACTTCATTATTATTTCCAAGATAGAATCCTGCTGCCTCTACAGTTTGTGCATTACCACCGTTCTCAATATCATCTGCGATTGCTGAAACAAGTGCTTGTAAATCAGTCTTGCGACGTAATGTTCCTTCAGTAGATAAACCATTATTATTTCCTGGTAAATCTAATGCAAGATCAGGATAACGTTGTAGCATATCATATGCTGTCTTGTCAACAATAACACTAGCATTTTGACGAATTAGATATGCAGCATCTCTAAATCTATACTGACCATCTACATCAATCTGATTTGTGTATATAATATCATTTGCACCATCATGATATGATACTGGGAATGGTGTTTCTTTGAATCCATTAACTCTACCACCAATAAATTCAGCAGCAGGACTTACTGAAGTGACTGTAGCAAGGTGATCTGTTGGAGATGCTGCTATGGCATTAGTTAATGAGTCAGTTAATATTGTGATTAAGTTATTTTGAGTTGTAATAACATCAGAACAATCTGATAATGAGTAGAATACTTTAGTGACAGCATTTGCATCTGCTGCAGTAAATGTATGTGCATACTGATCTTCAGCATCTGATACTCCAACATTTATTGTAAATGTATTTGTATCATGTGCTGTTAGTGGTAGAACTTGTGCAGATGCAGGGTCAGTAGATCTTGGATAAGTGTGAGTTGTAGTATTATTATCTTTAGTACATGTGAATGATAATGAGTTGTCTGAGATAATTACAGAATCTCCTGCAACGTCGATTCCATTGCTTGTAGCAGAGACGAACGTATGTGTGTAATTACCACCTGTGGATACACCATTAGCAAGTCCAGATACAAACTTATGTGTATAATTACCACCAGTTTGAACAAGTGCTCTTTGAACTCCATTACTTGATGCAGATACAAATGTATGTGAGTAATTACCACCTGTTGTAATTGCGTCAGCAGTAGCAGAAACAAATATATGATTAGATGTATTTGTAGAAGGTGTGCTTGCTAAAGTCTGAACAGTAATTGTGTCATCAGTGACATCAGTGATTGTGACTGCAGTGTTATAGTTAGGATCAGTAGTTCTAGGATATGAATGGTCTGTAGCATAATCATCTTGAGCACATCTGAATGTTATTGAGTTTGTAGCAATCTTAACTGCAGTTCCTCTTCTTAAATTATGACGACCTATTGTAAGTGTCATGAATCCAGTTGTAGGATTATAATCAGCATGTGTAGGTGTGAACTTTCTTAATGGAGATTTACCAACGTTGATACTTAGTTTGTTATAATCAACATTGAATACTTCCATCCACTTACCACTGATAGGATCAGTAGAACGAGGATATGCTTTATTAGAACTATTACCATCCATTGAGCAACTAAATGTCACTGCACCATCTGCCAATTTAATTCTTTCGTACTCTTTAATTTGATGTCCATGCTGTACAGCATTAGTCGATGCAGAAACAAATGTATGAGCAGATAGATCTGATATTGGAGTTCCGTCTCCATTTACATTGACTGTAATTGTAGTTGCAGTTTCATCAGTGATTGTTAGATCATAATTATACGCATAGTCATTACTACTTGCTCTTGGATATGTCTTCTGAGCAGTATTACCATCTAATGTGCATGTAAATGTAATTGAGTTAGGTTGAATTCTGACTGTATCACCAACTTTTAAAGTATGTGATCCAATAGTCAATACCATATCACCTGTAGTAGGATTGTAAGTAGCGTTAGTTGGAGTAAAGTTAGTGGTTGGAAATGTCAATTCCATGACACCAGTTGTTGCATCATAAGTTGCACCATTAGGTGTGTACTGATGACTTACAACTCCAGATAATGTATGAGTTGTTGTGTTGGAAGGTGTGTATCCATTAAGGACATTTATAGTGACAGAATTACTTGTAACAGCATCAATAGGAATTGCCTCAGCGACTGCAGGATCACCTTCTATAATTCCACCCTTAGTAGCAGATACAAATGTGTGAGTTGTTGTATTTGTAGAAGGAATCTTATCAAGTACTTGAACTGTAAATGTGGTTGTAGTTGGAATAGTTTCTACAAATAACCATCTATTACTTGCATAATCTGTAGATCTTGGATATGGGTGAAGTGTAGCATTATCATCTTCATTACATGTAAATGTGAGAGATAGATCTTGGAACATAATTGGAGTTCCTACTCTAAATCCATGAGCAGCAGCAGTTGTGACTGTCATTATGCCAGTTACAGGATTGTAAGATGTACCAGTTGTAGCAGTATGTCTATCTTGTTCAGATCTAGGATATAAATGTTCTGTAGCATTACTATCTTGTGTACATGTAAAGACTAGAGAATTAGGTGCTAACTTAATAGTTGAGTTTGCTTTACTTACACCACCAGATGTTGCACTTACAAATGTATGAGCAGTGACGTTAGTAGAAGGAATATTATCTAAAACCTGTACATCAAATGTGTCTGTTGTGACGTTGAAAATAGGAATCCACTTATTACTTACAGCGTCAGTAGATCTTGGGTAGTCATGGTTTGAAGCATTACCATCTTGTGCACAAGTAAATCTTAATGAGTTATCTGCAATCTTAACTTTCTCACCATTAGAGAAGTTATGACCTGCAATAGTCAATGTCATGATACCTGTTGAAGGCACATAAACTGCATTTGTGACTGTATGAGTTGTTGGAGCTGGAAGACTATGATTTCCAATAGTTAACACAAGTGCACCTGTGGTAGCATTATATGATCCTTGTCCAGTAGGTATATAAGCAACTGTTGGTGATTTACCAATATTAACTGTGATTGTATTGTTTCTCTTAACAATACTATGCTCAAGAGCAGATACAAATGTATGAACATATTGATCTGCAACAGCACCAATACCTACATTAACTTTTATTGTATTATCTGTTTTTTCTTCAATTCTTAACCATCTTTGTGCAGCAGGATCAGTCGCTCTAGGATAAGAGTGAGTAGTCTTATTACCATCTTTAGTGCATGCAAATGTTAGAGAATTTAATTCAATTCTAATCTCATCATCTGTTGTCAATCCATGATTAGCAATGGTGATGATCATGTCACCTGTTGTTGCGTCATAAATTGCATTTGTTGCAGTTAAAGTTGTACCGTTAGTCCAGATTGGAAGTGATGTATTATATCCAGGATCATCAGTTCTTGGATAAGAGTGTATAGTTTTAAAGTTATCTTGTGAACATGTAAATGATACTGCATCTTTGGAAAGTCTGAGTGTTTCTCCAGAACGAACCATAGAGTTAGGTAGTGCATACTGGAATGTATGAGTTGTAGTATTACTTGAAACACCTACGTTTACATCAAATGTATTTGTAGTGACATTGCTTATTGCTAACCACTTGTTGTAGTAAGGATCTGTAAGTCTAGGATATGGGTGATCTGTAGCATTACTATCTTGTGCACAAGTAAAGACTAATGAATATGGATCAAACATTACTCTATCACCAACATAGAATCCATGATTAGCAATAGTAATTGTCATTGCTCCTGTTGATGGATTATAAGCAGCTCCTTCTGGGGTGTATTTCCAAGCAGTTCTTAAATCATTATCACCAATATCCATAGTCATGAATCCAGTCTGACCATTGTAAGTAGCATCAAGAACTGTATAATTTACAGTTGGTGATTTACCAACATTGATGCTAAAGTTATTAGCATCAACTCTGGTGACTTCCATCCAACCCTGTGCAGCTGGATCATCAGGACGAGGATAAGATTGTGATACTGTATTACCATCTGATGTACATGTCATGGTAATAGAGTTTGGTTTCAACTTAATTCTATCACCAGTCTGAAGATTATGACCATTAGATGTAATTCCTAAAACACCAGTGGTAGCAGTGTATGTTGCATTACTTGCAGTTATTTCACGAGGTGAAAGTAATCCATGATTGTTGCTAGTAAGAACCATATCACCAGTAGCAGGATTATATGTTGCACCTGTAGGAGTAAAGTTAACAGCAGATGGGTAATCAGAATCTTTTAGAGTTCCATCATATATCTGTGTAAATGAATGACTTGTATCTTGAATATCCCAAGGAACGTTATTAATAACAAACTTAGATATTTTCTCTACAATTTCAGTTGCATATATCTCTTGTGGAACATCACCTTCTATAGTTCCAGTTTGTATAGAAACTGGATTTGTTGTTCTGTTAACAAAAGATGCTGCTGTATTCCAAATATGACTATTACTACCATTACGAAGATCATCTACTAATGCTTGTATAAGTGTTTCAAGTCTTGCTAATTGAACACCATCTCCACCTTTAACAGTATGTGCAGGGAATACCTGCTTCATAATATAAAGTGTTTCTGCTTTTATAAGTTCTTTGTTTATTAGAATATGATCTGCAGCGTTCAAGTATCTGTGTGTTCTACCAACGAATCCAGCTGGTGCACCAGTTGTACGAGATGTTGCTAATATAGAATCATTATTAAATTCATCTCCAATAGCAGGAGTGACAAATCCAGACCAATCTTCTGTATATGTTTGACCGTTAGATCCATCAAAGTGAACTAATAATTTAGCATTTGTATCACCTTGGAAGATACCTGTAGGTGTAGTAAATGGTCCTGTATATCTGTTGCTATTAGATGCTCTAAATTCATCAATATATCCTGTAAATCCATTGGCACCATTATAGTCCATACCAATTCTAATTGGTTTAGCAGCAAAGTTGCTACTATCAGTTCCAGTTCCTGCTTCAACACCATTTACATATATCTTAGTTGTTGTAGAAGATCTAACAATTGCTATATGATACCATGTAGCATTATTAAGAGTAGTAGCACCAGATGTGACAAGATCTGATCCATTTACATTATAACGAATCTGAGCAGCTTCTAGATAGATTCTTGCAGCAACCTCAGTTGCATTTTCTCTTTGATCAACCAAGGTTGTAGTTCCAGTGATTGATGAAGAATCAGGATTGACCCAGAATTCTATAGTAAATGCACCAGTGCCCCAACCAAACTCAGTGCTAGAAGCAATGTTTACATAATCTCCTGTACCATCTAATAATAATGATGATCCACCATACTTAAATGAAGCAGTAGAGAGTTGTGCATTACCTGCAAATGTAATAGCATGTACATCTAAACCATTATATTGACATCTACCAATCTTACCAAGATAAACAGTCTTTCTTGCTTGACTGTATCCAACAACTTCTGCTTTAGTTCCCTCTCCTTCTGCTAGAGAACCAATTCTAATATTTTGACCTGCTACAAAGAATCCATTTCCTTTTTGATTTGTAAATGTTAATTTACGTATCTTAGCATCCTCTGCTGCATTAAAATCTCCATTAGAATTACCGTAATCTATTTTGTAATTTCTAATATCCTCTCCTTCTGTTATTGCACCACTAGCATTATCATAAGGAATTATGTAGTTATTGATTTGTTCAGTGGAAGGGAAGTTTTCATTGAATGGTGTATTATTGTCTGTAAAGTCAACAATATTAACTTGAGAATTAGCAATGTTATCAAGAACAACGTTTGGATATGTCTGTGATGTAATTCTGTTGAATAATAAACCAAAGAATGATGATCCTGGTGATATATTAACTTGACCAATAAACTCATTAGTTGTAGGATCTTGATATACACTTGATGCAGTGACCTGTGCTACAACACCTGATTGTGCAGCAATAATATAGTCATTAAGTTGAATATCAAATAGACCAGGTGTAGACTGGTATGTACCTGCTGTCTTACTTAGAGTTAATTGATTTGTGACTGATATATCAGTACCATATACAGGAACATCTTCTTGATGTGAAACTGCAGTAGTACCATTTTGTGCTCTTACTACAGTTAATGTTGTAGAATTGCTATTCTGTGTTATGACATCTACTCTTACAATTTCAGATCCAAACTGATAGTTCTTACCTGCTGTAAATGTTCCAGCTGGGACAACTTCATCAGCAGCAGTGTTATCAGTTCTATATGCTACTACTTCTATAGAAGTTGTAGATAAACCAACAGTATAACGAAGTTGAGCAAGAGGTGTTTCTTGACCTGTCTGTAAGTTAACTTGTTCAACTTTTGCAGTGTCTCCCTCAAAGTTAGAAACTTGCTCACCAAATATGAATAATCCACCACTAGCAACAGTACCATTTACAGAATATACATTACCAGAGAATGCTCCTCCTCCTGCCAATGTTCCAGTAATAGTTTCATTTGTTTGGAATGTGCTTAGAGTAATAGTTCCAGTTACAGTAGTACCAACCACTCCAGTTACTATCATAGTAGAACCAGATGTTTGACCTGTTAAAACAGTACCTGCTGTGATATCTGCATTGTCTGGGAAGTTGCCAGTTGTTACTTGATCAATTACTATAGATACACTTCTTGTTGCAATATTAGCAGAGAATCCAGTAGCACTAACAGTTACTAACTCACCACCACCTCCACCTGCAGTAGGTAGAATAAATGTTCCTTGAGTTATAAATCCAGTAACAGTATTACCAGTGACTTTGGTGACTGTTAGACGAGCATTAGATGAAGTACCTACAACAGTATTACCAACGCCAGGGAAAATACCACTAATATTACTAAAGTTAAGATCTACTGTCTGTATAAGGTTTATAGTTACATTTACATATTTTACACTAGCAGGAGGTTGTGGTGGTTCAACAAATACAATAGAGTCCTGTTGAATACTAAATGCAGTACCAGGTGTTTGTACAATACCATTTAAAACAATCATTAACTGGTTTGCATTAGCAACAATATTAGTCTGATTAACTTGTAGTGGGAATGAAGTTCTTTCACCGTCAAATAGAGTTGATATATCATCAATTCTTTGTACAACAGATGTTAGAATATTCTCAGAAGAAGTTAATCGTTTCTGTCTGAACAATACTTCAGTATTATTAAACTCTGTGTATATTGGTTCAACAAGAGCAAAGTTTTGAATGTTAGGAACGATTGCTTCTTGTGCTAATTCAACAGACTTGGTTAGAGAGAAGAATGTTTCTTTATTAGGAATAAATCCATACTCATTTAAGTTAAGTTCACCAAATACTTTGAATGATGCAGGGTGAACGTTCTTAATAAGAATCTCTTTCCACTCACTAATAGATGTAGATGATTTAACAGCATATGAGAAATCTTGATAGTAGTAAGAGTCTTGAATCTTTTGAATAATCTCAGATGGTTTACCAACGTCATCAATAAACTGACCAGTAGTTCTAGTGATAGAACCAATCTCAAGAACACCACGAGCAATTTTAAGATCAGTAATAATACCAGAAGATTTAGATATAACACCAGTAATTCTTTGATTCTCTGAAAACTCTCCAGTGTAATCAACAATCTTAAGTACTCTAGGTCCTACCTGCCAACCTGCGTTAGTAGATACAAATCCTTGAGCAGTTGCAGTAGCAAGTGAATCACCTTGGTATACAAGTTCTCCTTCTAAGAATGTTGATGTGATAACGTTTGCTTCAGCAGAACCACCGAATGATTCAGTCAATACTTGTTGACGACCTGTACCTGCGTTTGAGAACGCTAAAGCATCACCGAGTTCAGCGTTAGCAGGAGTAATAGCAAGTTTTAATTGATCTTCTTCTAGAGAGTTTGCAGTACCAGATATAGCATAGTAAGTTGTAGTACTATTCAATCTACCCACAGCACCAGATGCAAGAGGAAACTCAGCACCATCACCAGTGTCAACAACATTTAATGTGACTGCAGCACCATTTGCAATACCATGTGGGAAAGCGAATTGTAGTAATCCTAAGTCAAGGTTTACAACATAGTTGAATGAAGATCTTAGTGCAACGGTTGGAGTTGAAGAATATCCTGCACCAGGATCTTTAACAATAATAACATCTAATCTACCATTCTTAATTGTTGCTTCAGCAATAGCACCAGATCCTCCACCACCAGTGATAACAACAGCAGGTGCCTGTGAATATCCAGTACCTGGATCTGTAATGGTAATACTATCAAGTATACTTGTAGAAGTAAGCTGTGCGTTTATTGGGAAGGATATTTCAGGGCGTAATGTATAGTCATGTGGATAATCATAACCAAAGTTATTGTTCTTAAGTTTCTTAATCTTACCAACGTTAGTTCCAGAAGTAAAGATAGATGCTCCTGTACCTACAGATGGTATGACAACTACTAACTCAGCACCAGATCCAGTTAATCCAGTTCCAAGTATGCCAGGTATAGCGTTAATATCAATAGTTGCAGTAGTATAATTTTTACCTGGTGATGTAACAACTACATTACTGATTTGACCAGGAATTGTTGATCCTTCTGCATCAGTACCATCAGCAACCGTAATTTGTACAAATCCACCTTCACCATCACCACCGATAGGAACGCCACTATAAGTTCCAACTGCATATTCAGTACCTGGTGCATTGATCTGTACTCTTTCAATTTGTCTACTAGATGTAATACCACTAACAATAGGCAACTTAGTGTAGAAACCACCAGGATTGACAATACGAATAGCACCAATAGCACCAACCGCTTTAGTAGAACTTGTCATATAAGATGCTTGAGATATAGTCGCAGCTGCTTCAGGTTCATTAGCAAGTGGGAACTTAAGTATATCAGCACCTTTAGTAATAGTAGCACCTGCAACAGAACTAATCTCAAATGTTCCGTTATATGGAGAATCTACAACATCAAGATAACTACCAGGTACCACTGGGCTGTTATCACCAGTTCTTGATGGATCGAAGTAATATGATATATTTGTTACTATGTCTCTATCAACTTTAAGCTTTACTGTAGGAGTTGGTTGTCCACCACCAGTGACACCAGGTATACCTACTCTTTCTATAGAGTTAAATGAGTATTCAAGTTTGTATAAATTATCTTTTGCAAATGATAAGTTTCCACCCGCCATAGATGAATGACTAAGATCAAACAGATACTGATGACCATAGTACATTTTTAATGTTGGTGATTTAACAAAAATACTTACATCAGATGCATTTGTAGCAGGAGCAGTAAGAGCTACCTGATCTAGTTTATATGTAAATTCTAAAGGACTAACGACTTTCTCTACAGCGAATGCACCATCATACTCATCATATGAGGTAGCCCCTATAGTTTGTGTTGGGTTTCCATCAACGTAAACCATATCACCTTTAGATAGGTAATGGCTTGTATTTGTAATTACATAAACCTCATCACTATTTGCTACAGCAGTTGCTTGAAGAATCTTAGTTAGATTAGCAACTAGAGTAATTTTAAGAACACCTGTTAATCCAGATATTGTTGCTTGAGAGTAATCAGAGTTCCATGTAATTGCACCAGATCCTATAGTAACTACAGATCCAACAATATATGCAGATGATCCAGAAACTTGATCTATTCTTACAGAGTAATCTTCATCAGCATATGGTTTGAATGTTGCG